CCGTCTCCAACGCTCTCCTCACGGTCGCACGCGCTGTCCGTATCACGCCACTGGGCAACCACCCGGCGATAATCGCCGCGCTCTGCCATTTCCACGCGCCAGCTTGTCACGTCGCCGGGGCTCAGACGCACCCGCGCCAGCGGCGCGCCGCTCACGGCCTTGCCCGCCGCTTTAGGCGTCAGCACAAGGAAGCCGCCGCCCACCTTGGCCAGCACGCCCATCTCCGCGGCAAGCCGCGTGACAAGGTTCACATCGCTCTCGCGAATCTGATCAATGTGCCCAAGGCGGCGGCCCTCGACCTCCGCCGCAATGGCGGGCGTCAGGCCATGTTCTGCGGCCACAACCCGTGCAAGCTCGCCCAGCGTCCCCGGCGTCCACGACCGCGTGCGCTGGGTCTGAAGCTGGGTATACGTGCCGCTTCGCTCAAAGGGCGCGCCGCTGGCGGTGATGCTCAGCACCTGCGGCGGCCCGGACAGTGTGACGCCATCCACAACATACAACCCCATATACTGCGCGCTGTCGCCATAGCCCAGCCACACGCGCAGTTCCGCGCCCGTGGTGGGAAGCACCACATGCGGCGCGCCATCGGAAAGGGTCAGCGACAGCGCATCGGACTGCATCCCCGCCTCATCAGTGATGGAGAGGGAAATCAGCCGCTCGCGGATGACGGCGGTGATGTCCTCACCACCAGCTTCCACGCGGAAAACCGGCGCATACGTGTTGCGTGCTAGTCCCACAGGCTCACCCCTTCATCAGGTTCCGGGTCAGGCAGGTCGGGCAAGAAGATTGCCACACCCGCCGCGAGGACCGGCCCCTTGTCAGCAAGGCCGGGGTTGGCTTCCAGCACAGCCTCCACAGTGCCCGCCGTCCGCCCATAATGCCGGTGGCACAGGGCGTCCACCATGTCACCGTCCTTCGTGCGGTACCACATCAGCCCCTCCGTAGTACTTGAGCTTCAGGGTGAATTCCATACGGCGCGGCGTCCCGTCCGGGAAAAGTTCCTGCCGGGTTTCGTCCACGCCCTCCACAACCCAGCGGCCATGGATGCCCCCTTGCCCGTCCACGAATAGCAGCGGCCTGCCCTGCCCCGCCTCGGCGCGCAGGGCCGCCACCTGCGAAAGCCCGCCCCGAAAGTGCGGATACACCACACCGGAGACGCTGACGCTGTCCGCGCCCGGCCCAAGGTACTGCAGCGCCGCCTCCCGCCCGTGGCGCTCCTGCGCGCCCCAGCGATACGCCGTGGAGCGCGACAACCGTCCGGGCGCGGCCGTATCCACGGAAAACGTATAGTCACCGAGTTTCATAATACTCTTCGACATAAGCCCTACCCGTCGTGTAGCGCCCGCCGCCGCGCCACGCGGCTGCGTTCATCCAGCCGTCGCAGCACCGCTTCCGCGATGTCGTGAACCGACTGCTGCGGCGTCGCATAGATGTTGATGGAATCAATGTGCTGCGAGACCTGCGCCTGGGCCGCCCCAGCGCCAGCGGCGGCGGGAACAGCAGGCACAGCCGGCACAGCGTGCGGCGCGGACGCGGGAACAGACGCACGTGCCGCCGGGGCAAACCGGCGCGGCTCCCTCGCATGCTGGACGGGCTTTGCCCGTTTGATGCGCTCGTCCTCTTCCTCATCGTCGTCATCGCCGCCAAGGGAGAAAAAGCGCCCCACAGCGCCGAGGAATCCGCCCTCGGTAAAGGCCTTTTTCAAGTCGTCCCAAATGGTGATCAGCCGCACCACAGCCAGCGTAATGCCCGTGATGACGAATCCGATAGGGTTAGCCGCAAAGGCGATGCCCACGGCCTTGATGCCAGAGACCAGCAGCGGAAACACCCGCCCCGCAATACCCGACATCACGTTACCAATGGACAACAGCGACGAGCCAAAGGACACCACGCTCATCACGGTTTTTCCCGCCAGCACAGCGCCCAGCATCATGGCAAGGTTCTCAAACCCGCCAACGGCATCCGCCGCCCATGTCACGCAGCTCACCACGGTGGAAAACGCCTTGGCTGCGCCGCTGGCAAACTGCGCCACGGCCTCGCCAATTTTGCCGAATTCGCTCCGGTTTTCGCGCGCCCACTGGGCGAGGCGCGGGCCCCACTCATTGAGCAGCGGAGCCAAAGCGCCGCCGATGACGCCAAACAGCTCACCCGTCACCGAGGACACCACCGTACTGAACCGTCCAAAAGCGGCTGTGTAGTTCTTGGCACCACTTCGGCCTGCCTCGGACACCACGTTCAGTTCCTTCTGGGTGGCAAGCAGTTCGCCAACGCTCTTGGTGCGCTCCGAAAGGCCCGCAGCAAGTTCGCCGCCACTGTCACCCATCAGCGCGCCCCCGATGTCCACCGCCTGCTGCGTATCCCCCAGTGTCCGAAGCCTTTCAGCCACGCACTGAAGGCGATCCTCCGGCGACATATCCTTGAGTTCGGCAAAGGACAGGCCAAGAGCGCCAAGGCTTTCCTTCGCCCCATGCGCCGCAGCGCCGCCCTGCTCCAGCTGGGCCATCGTGGCCTGCAGACTGCTGGCAACGCCGCCGATCTGGTCCGAAGTCAGACCCATTTCCGCGCCAAGACCATTCCACGCGGCCAGTCCCTCGGTCGAGAAACCAAGAGACGCCGCTTGGTTGGACAGACGCGTCATTTCACGGTTGGAGTTTGTGAGCGCGGCGCCAAGCGTCTTCGCATGCTCCCATGCGCCGCCGAGCGCCGCGCCAAGTTGGGCGGCATGCGCCCCCGCCGCTCCAATGCCTGAGCCGCCCGCACCTGCGGCGGACGACGGCGCCGCAGTACTCGCGCCGGAAGCCTGCCCCGAACCGGCACCGCCGGACGTACCTCTTGTCTGCGGGGCTGAGCCTCCACCGGACGACATTGTGGACCGCAGCTTTCCCACAGCGCGCCGATGCGCCCGGGAAACAAGCGACGCACTCTGCGCAAAGTCTTGGCTCACGGCCTTAAAGGATGCGTCCGGCACAAGGCCAAACCGGATAACACCTGCTGTGCTGCCCCGCATTACGCCCTGCCCCGTTCATCTTTTGGGAGATATGACATCCACATCATAAGTTCCTCCACATCCATGCCGAAGAGCTCGGCGCGGCTCCAGCCCGTGTAATACGCAAGGGCCAAAACGCCGCGCCGGGCGGTCTCGGCGTCTACGACAAAAAACCCGTGTACGCCTGCTGGAGCTTGCGGTAGTCCGCCATGTCCAAGTCTTCCAGCACATCAACGGACACTTCGCACAGGTCCGCAAAAAGGCTGATTTCCTTCTGCACGTCCGTGCCTTTGCGCTCCTCGTTGGCGGCCACGTCGCGCACCTTGGGGCGGCGCATGTCCAGCGCCGCAATCTCCTGCCCCTGCCACGTCACCGGATGGTCCAGCGTAATCCGTTCCTTGCTCATATCGTCTCCTTGTATGGCTTTGCGCCGTGCTGACTTCCCCCGCACCACACGCGTTGGCGCACAGGACGGGAGTCCACAAAGGCCTCTGCCCCGTGGACTCCCTGCGCCGCGTCACGACGCGCTCACGGCTGCCTACATGCCGCAGGCGTCGCGAAGTTCCTTCAGCTGGTCCTTGCCGCCAATGACGCGCTTCATGTTCAGAGCGTCAATCTCGTGCAGGGTTTTGCCGCCCTGCTCGCGCTTGTAGTAGGTCAGCGCCACGGTCAGGGACAGCGTGGCCGCCTCGCCGGGTTTCCATGCGCCGTCCTCAACCTTGGTAACGGTGCCGCGCATCTGCACGACCACGGGCGTCACCGCGCCGTCCATGCTCTGCAGGCCGCCACGGGCTGTGAGTTGGATGCCGCTGTTCTGGACAACGCCAAAGCTGCCGAGGATGTGCTCGCACTGCTTGGACAGGGTGAAGGTGGCTTCCATCTTCTCCATGCCCATGTCGATGGCGATGGAGGTATCCATACCGCCAGCGCGGTAATCCTCGGTGACAAGGCTCAGCGCCGGAAGCTGGAGTTCCTTGCACTCGCCGACGTAGCCGCGTCCGTCCACGAACAGGGCAAAGTTTTTCAGGATGTTCTCTGCGGGCATTAGTTGAAGACCTCCTCAATGTAGTCGTTGACCAGATGGCTGCGGAACGTGACGTGCTCTGCCGGATAGGGCGGCGTGAAATCAAAGTCGAAGTACACCTTGCCCTGCTGGACTTGATCGGGCGTGTTCAGCTCCGGGTCCGCCCAGCATGTGCCGCCAAGAATGGCGCCCACGGCCTCAAGGTGACGCAGGTAGGCGTTCACGCCTTCCACCACGTCGTCCACGTAGGTTTTGGTGATGTTCCGGTCCACGGCCCACAGATGCGCGGCAAGGATGGACTCGTTGATCATGTCCGCCGTGCGGCGCACAGACAGGAAGGACCACTTCGGGTCGGTGCATCCGGTGCGGTTGCCCCACAGGCGGTAGCCGCCTTCGTTGATGATGGTGGCGACGTTCTTCTCGTTCAGCATGTTGGCGCGGCAGTTGACGTCACCCAGGGTGAAGTCCACAGGACGCGCGGTGCCGGAAATGCCCATCACCTGCTGGTTGGAGGGCGACCACCAAAAGCCCCGGTCGTTGTCGGAACGGGCAATCATGCCGGCCACACGCGCGGATGCAGGCTCGGCAACGTATTCGCCGTCGCGGTAGACCTTCACCCACGGGTCCACCATGAACACGCGGGCGGTGCCGAAGTCGCCCATGGCGGCGATGGCGTCGGTGTCGTTGGTGTTCGGGCCATCCACGATGACCACAGCGCGCAGACGCTCGGCAATGCCTTCCAGTTCGGCGGCGACAGGATTCTTGAAGAAGGTGCCGGGATTGTCCGCATCCTCGGCGCGCTGATGCGTAAAGCCGGGAGCCAGCAGAACGCGCGGGGTAAAGCCAAGGACAGACGCGCTGGCGCGCAGGGCCTGCACGCCCATGTACTGCCCGGTGGCTTCATCCACGCCGCCGACCATGTTGGTCATGGTCGCTGCATCATCCGCGCCCTCATCCACACGCACCACGACAACCATGGCCCCGGACTGATCCAGAATGCCGTCCAGCGCGGCAGGCAGCGTGCCCGCGCCATCGCCCACGGTATCCAGCTTGGCGGCCTCGCGGCGATTGCCCGCAACAAGGACCGGAGTGTTCAGAGGAAAGGCGCTGGCGTCGGCGTCCGGAGCCGTGCCCACAATGCCGATGACGGAGCTTTTCACGGTACGAATGGGACGCGGACCACCATCAATCTCGACGACTTCCACGCCATGCAGAAACTGTTCAGGCATTAACTTAGACCTCACTGGTTGCAGGTTCAGATTCAGACTCACAAGACACACCACCATCCTCAACGCCAGACACCACAGAATCCGACGGAGCTTCGGGCCACTCGATAGAATTGGGGAAGCCGGGTTGATCAGGCACAACCTCCAGCGCATCGGCGTAGGCGTCCCATTCGGCAAGCCGCGCATCAATCCCAGCGACGTCATCCGACGCGGACGAGAGCACACGACGCTTGCGCAGGAGCTGCATCACGGCCGGGTCGTATTCCTTGCGCATAAGGCGGTCCCGCTCGGCGCGGGCCTGTGTGGCGAGTTCGGCCTCGGTAGGCTCTGGCGGCGGGGGTGGGGTAAATATACCATCAACATACGTCCACCCCGGAGCAGGGTGAATATCATTCGGGACAGGTATAGCTTCTTCTGACCTATAACTTTGTACCGCCAAGACTAAACCGTGAGATACGATTGCAAACATCAGCGCACCCCTATAATCATATATTTTACATCCTGAACGACATAACCATTCGTATCTACAGTTGGCGTTCGTGTTGTGCCTGTAACTGATTTGTGGTCGTTGCTCCCCGTTTCGTACCCAAGCACCCACCAAACAAAATGACACATGTCCTCTGGGAAACCAGATGGCAGTGGAATGGGCGTATTTAATGTTCCTACCCCCGTCCCAACCACGACATCGCGAATTTTTACATCTCCAACAGTCCCATTAATCGCCGCCACTTGGTCAGCCAGCGCTATCAGATCCACCTGTGCGGCGTTCACCGTGATGTCGGCGACCTTGATGCAGGGCAAGGCGTAGAGGGTCTTGGGGCGGTTCTCGTCTGCAGTGGGGACGACGCGGGATGCGTCCAAACCAATCCCTTTTGAGACTGATGTATTACTTGAAGCATACCCACCATCAGCCCCTGCATTATAAAAAACACCACCTAGCCAAGGATTTGGGTCCTGAAATCTGCTCGGCAGACTGCCCGTAATATTCCGAATCGCATCACCAGCCCAATCCCCAACATCTTTTCCAGCCTCTCCGGGCCTCGCTGCGCCAACATAATGCCGCACGCATGGCAAGAGGATATGGTCCGTCGTCACGCAGTACCGCCCACACGAACCCTCCTGCGCCGCCGCTTCCGCGTCCCACGCGGCCTCGTCGGTCAGGTAGTTCCCGGCGGCAAGGACGGCCTCGTCCAACTGCGGGTACAGGCCGCGTTGGAACTTCTGTTTGACGTTGGCGGGGACCGTTCCGGGCAGGGGGACGCCAAGTGAGGACCAGCACAGCTGCCCCACGGGGACACCTGCGACATTCCCCCACGAGACAGACCCATCATCCTGACGCATCAAGACCTGACCTGCTTCGCCACCATCAGGCAGCGTCTGATGGGGATCACCCATATTGCCGATATGTGAGGCAACGCCACTCAAATCGACCTGCGCTGCATTAATGGCAACATCGGACACCTTAATGCAGGGAAGGAGATAAGATGTTTTGGGACGGTTTTCATGATCAACAGCAGCACCATTGGCACATTGAATAGCTTTTCCTGCCATTTTCACATTGCAATCAGACCTAAACTTGTCCGTAGAACCATAGGCGAGATAATTCCCCACTGGACTATTCAGATTTGCACGATGGCTACTCGCATAGAGATCATGATTATGATCTAGAATCGCATCACCAACCCACTCACCAACACCCTTGCCTTCAACGCCATCCTGCGCCGACGCAAAGTAGTGGCGATAGCAGGGAAGGATGAGGTGCGATTTGGTCAGGCAGTACTTGCCGCACGTGCCTTCCTGCGCTTCCGCCTCGGCGTCCCAGTCTGCTTCCGAGGTGAGGAAGGCTCCGCTTTCGCGCACCCACTTCTCAAGCTGCGGGTAGGTGCCCAGCAGAAACTTCTGCTTCACGTTGACGGGGACCGTACCGGGCAGCGGTTTGTCCGTTGTGGAGAAACACAACTGCCCCACAGGCACCCCGGCTACAGAGTCCCAAGACAGCGCCCCATCCGCCCCGCGCATCAGCACCTGCCCCGGCTCGCCGCCTTCGGGGATGGTGTGGTGGGGGTCGTCGGTGCGGGTGGTGTGGGTCTCCAGCAGGGCGCGGACTTCCACGACCTGCGCGTTCACATAACTGCGGCTTGCCAGCACCACCGTCGGGTCCACCTTCAGTTCCACGGCGGCGGTGTTGCTCACCTCCAGCACGAGGCGCACGCGCAGTTCCGCGGCGGAGCCTTCGGCAATCTGCGGTTTATACGTTTCGGGCAGGTTGCCCACGGCGAACAGGTCGCCATCGGCATCAAAAACGCCTGCCTCGCGGATGGTCCAGCCGCCCTGCTCGGACGGGATGACCAGTTCGGCCACGATGTACGCCGGATTGTCCGGGTCCATTTCCAGCGTGTTCAGCTGGGCGCGGTACGTCTCGCGGACCAGCGCATCCTGCGCCGCGTCCGGTGTCACCTGCTGCCCCGCACCATCGCCAACGGCGCAGTGCGTCAGGGAGACGGTGCGGCCAAGCGCCACGGCATTCGCCAGTTTCGCCCGGCCCGTCTCGGTGAGGATGACAAAGAAGTCCTTGGCCATTTCTTCCTCGCTAGGGTTGTATTGTTATTGCCAAAAAGGTTTGCAGCCCCGCTGCGGCATGGACCGCAGCCTCCTGCGTCACGTCCTCCGGACGCCACGCATAGACCTGCAACGTTCCGCCGGTTTGCAGCGCGCCGCCAGCGTGGACGCTCCCGCGCGCCGCGCTCACGACATCAAATCCCCGAAGGTGCGAACGCGTGTTCTTCGCCGCCTCCACCACTCGCGTCAGCATGCCGTAGAGGTCGGCGTCCACGCCCCGGTCATCCACCTCCACCTCAATGGCGAATGTGTACGGCTCGCCCTGTGGAGTTTCCTCCCACCATTCGCGGATGCGCACCCGGTAGCCGAGGGCACGCACCGCCCGGTCCACAGCGCCGCGCGTGCCCTTATGTCGGTGCACCCACACTGCGGCGCGGATGGCCTCGCGCTTTTGCGCCTCGGTCCAGCTTTCGTCCCACGCATCCACGGACAACGCCCACGCAAGCCAAGCAAGCAGCGGCTCCGGGCACTCATCAGGACGCCACACCGAACGCAGCGGAACGCCCACGTCAGACAGCCGCGCCACAGCTTCGGACAGAGCCCGTTCCGTCGCCGTCGCGCTTGGCGGCAGCAGATGCCTAGACACGCTCCACCTCCAACGCCACGCCCGTGCAATACGCGGCCTGATGCGCCGCGCAGGCGACATTGGCGGCAGGCTCATCCAGCGTCACACGTGCGACGCCCTCCACCTGCAACGCCGCATAGACCTTAGACAGCGGCATCCCCGCGCCAAGCACGTGCCCCGCCTCGGCCACGGCCTGCATGGCCGCAAGGGCGGCGTCGCGCACAGCCTCAGCACTGGGACCGGGCTGAATGGCAAGGGTTGCACGCACGGCGTAAGGCACCACCTCCGCCGCCTGCACGGTGACATGGTCCGTCAACGGACGCGTTTCCGCCGCCCCAAGCACGTTCTCCACCGCAGACACCACGGCAGGGTCCGGCGTTCCATCGCCCTCACGGCCCAGCACGTGGAGCACCACCTCACCGGGCGCGGGGCTGCTCACCGCCGCGTCACGCACATCCGGCACCGTCAGGGCATGGAACACATACGCCCGGTCCGGCCCCGCTACGCTAAAGCCCTCCGGCGCAAGCTGGATACGGCGGCGAAACTCATCATCGCCCTCCCACGTCGGCGGCACGGGCGGATAGGCGTCCGGGTCGCCGGGGTCCACCATCTTGCGCTGAAGCGGCACCAACGCGGCAAGCTGGTCAAGGTCACGTCCAACGGCGTAGGCCAACATCACACTGCGGGCCGCATCATTCACGCGCTGGCGAAGCAAGGTTTCGCGGTAGGCCGCAACTTCCAAAATTTTGTAGGCCGGGTCGGACTCCACAAGGGCAGTATGCTCCGGGTGCCGCGCATTAAATGCCGCCAGCATCTCCGCGAGTACGTCCTCTGCGCTGAGGTCCCGCACCACCTGCGGCGCGGCAAGGCGCGACAGGTCAATGTCCGAAAAACCGCTCATATGATGATTCCCTCCATGGTCACGGGTTTACCGTCCGGCAGATAGGTGCCCTGCACATCAATCGCCACGTGCCCCGCCCCGGCGTCACGCGCGCTCACGCGCTCCACCCGCAGCCGAGGCTCCCAGCGGGCCAGGGCCTCCGCCGTGGCGGCGTACAGCTCCACCAGCGTTTCGCCAGTCAGCGGCGCGTCCACCAACCGGGGCAGGCGGGAGCCGTACTCCCGGCGCATCACGCGCGAGCCCACAGGCGTGGTCAGAATGTCGCGTACGGACTGCCGCAAATGCTCCAGACCGGACAACGTGCCGCCCGAATTCGCATCAACACCGCGCATCACTTCGGTCCTCCAGTTTCGCCGCCGTGCGGGCATGGATGAACGTGCCCATTCAGCGACACCGCCGCACGCACATCCGCGTCCGTGCTAATGTCGCCATCGGCATGCAGGTCGCCCTTCAAGGTGGCGTTGCCACCGCCCGAGCCGCCGCCCTGCGTCATGGGACCGTTCAGAAAAATATTGCCGCTCAGGGTAATCTGCGGCGCGGTGACCTTCACGGCGCTTCCGGCCGAGACATTGACCTCGCCGCCAGCCTGCACCG